TTAAAGGGTACTTGCAAATAATATTAAATTAATAATTGTAGCAATTGTTACAATTATAGTCATTATCCCTGTACAGATTGTCCACTTTTTCATTGTTTTGTTTGCATAATTACTTGAAACAATACTATACAAATTAAAAAAATCCACTATTCCTAATACTTCTTTTCCATACTTCTTAACAATCTTATCTAAATCATCAGGAGTTACATTTTGTAAACCTTTTGTAACAACAAAATTATGAATTTTATTATAATCGTACTCATTATAAGATAATAATTCCTCTAAAGTCATAAAGATTTCTCTCCTTCTGAAATCTTAAATTAGGGAAAGAAAGACAAATTCCTTCTTATAAAAACAAACACACCCTTAATATAAAGATGTGTTTGTTTTAATCTTTAATTTTCTCACTAATCCAAAGCTGCATTTGCATATATTCTAACGTTAATTTCTCCTCTACAGCCATCTCATCTGGTTCTATCCCTGTTTCTTTATAATACCGCTTAACATTATTAACTAAATTTTTAAATGTATTCAGTTTATCTTTTCTAATCTTATTATTTAAATATTCAATTGGCGAATCACCAGAAATAAGAGAATCATCTTGCATTTTTATTATCATTATATGATACCCTGTAGAATTATCATGTTGATAGTTATAAACCTTGTTATTTATGACAACATGTGAATTCTCAATTTCTCTTATTCTCTCTCTAAATTTCTCAAGTGTTTTATAATCTTCTTTCCCTATTTTGTCTATTATGTTACATTCATTTTCTCCAACTTGTTCTGCAATATCTGTATCACTATCAAAGGTTACTGATACATCAATATCATTGTATCTGAATATAAGTTTATCTTTTACTCTGTTACCATTAATATAAAACATGTCTTGTCTGGCTGAAATTAATCTACTCTTGTAATTAAATTCTAAATCTACTCTATTTACACTCATTTCCTCTATCTCCTTCTTTTACAATATATATTGTACAAAGCAAAACAACAATATGCTGGTTAAACATACCATTTTGATACTACTTTACATTTAATACTTTTACCCAATCACTTCCGTCATAAACATCATTCGCTATATCTTCCATAATCCCTTCATATAAAAATCCAAATGTTACGTTAAAATTATCAAATCTGCTATCCATAGCATCAATTTTCACTGAATATTCTTCAATAATTATAAAATTTTTTCTAGATCTCTTCTATTCGTCTCTTGTCTTGTAGTAACATCGCCAAAGAAGGAAGCACAATCTACATAAAAGGCAGAGTTTATAAACAAAAATTACATGCAACTCATTCTGGACCCTCAGGAGCACCCATTACATTTCAAAATTACCAAGATGAAAAGGTCATTCTCGATGGTTCTACAGTCAAGTTAGAGGAAGATGTATTATTTACAATAGTAGTAAACTAATGATCATGCCATATGTTATTTTTTTATTTTCATATGTAACCCCTCTTATTTTCACTTTATATACACAAATGCTAATATAGATCTAGAACAAAGTCACGAAGTTTCACAGAAAGAAGAACAATTTCGAATAAGTTTGCTATATATATAATTTAATGGTTTACATATATTCTACTACTTCTTAAGGAGGCATTTATCTTGAACTATGGCTGGGCTGGAACTATTGAACAATTTAAAGAATTAGATTTAAGATCATTCATTAAACAATTGCAATATCATGTTTATAAAACCAATGCAGATGATCCCAAAATAGCTTCTCAAAAGAGAGCATGGATTGATAGTTACAATAAGCTACAAGGTTTATTTAATCGATTTCCTAATTTAGATGCATCACTTATTTTTGAATATGAGATTTTACGCGGAGGTGGCCGCCGTCCAGATATACTTTTATTAATCAATGGTTATTTGATAGTCATCGAGTGTAAAAGTTATAATCACGTTTCACCTTCTGAATACATTCAAACATCACTTTATATGCGTGATCTCCAGCATTATCACTCAGCTATTCAACAATCTAACATGCAAGTCATAGGTGTTCTACTGCTTACAAACTATGAAGGTGAACGATGGGAATTCCAAAAAGATTATCAAGTAACCCTTTCAACAGTTGATGGATTGGAAAGTATTATTAACCGAATATTACATAAAACAGAAGTACAAACTTTGACGCTAGAGGAAATAATCAATGGTTTCTATGAACCTTCACCTTCTATGCTAGAAGCTGCTCGTTCCATTTTACATAATGAACCACTCCCTGACATTAAAGCAATATCAAGCAGTAATTTTCCAAAAGTACAACAAACTATACGCACAATTATTCAGGAAGCACAAAATACAAATACTCATCACTTAATTTTAGTATCTGGTGAGCCAGGAGCAGGTAAAACATATTTGGGTCTGACTATTGCACATGAAATGAAAAATGCAGTTTATTTATCTGGTAACGGGCCATTAGTAGACGTATTACAAGATACTTTGAAAAATAGAACATTCGTACAAGGTCTATATGGATATAAAATGGAGTTTCTCGAAAAGAAAATGATTCCAAAAGAACAAATTATCATTTTTGATGAGGCACAACGAGCATGGGATACAAAAAAAGTCGACCAGTCACTCACTCGAAGAAAGCGAGATGCCCAACACTTAAGTGAACCGGATATTATAATGAATATTACGACAAATAATAAGCCGTGGAGTGTAACAATTGGCTTAATTGGTGAAGGTCAAGAGATCTATTCTGGGGAAGAAGGCGGTCTCCCTCTGTGGAATACGGCGATCGCTGGAAAAAATGTTACTGTTCACTCGAAACACCCTAATTCTGTATTTACAAATGCAGCACATTATAGAATTCATTCTCAGCTACATTTAAACTCATCTTTCCGTGCTCATGCAGCTTTAAAATACTATGAAATTATTAATACTTTATTAGATGTTAATTTTGGACAAACGAAACAGCTTATTCATAACCTACCAAAGGAACATTATCAACTTTTTATTACGCGTGATTTAGACAAAGCAAAAATCACTTTAAATCAGCTTTATCAGGATGATACAAAAACAGTTGGTGTCGTCTGTGCTGGTGGCGCCGATCGTCAAAAAGAAGTCCCTGTTCTACCACGAGATGAACGATATGAAAAGCCTAGTAAGATCGCTCAATACTTTAACTATCCAGGGTCTCAATACTATTGTAAAACCCTTAACTACAGCTCCACTGAATTCCAAACACAAGGACTTGAACTAGATATGACGCTCGTTCATTGGGATGATGATCTTTATCTACAGAATGGGGCTTGGAAGGGACAGCACTATCAATGGGGTGTCGAAGATCCGTTCCAAATTAAACTCAATGCATATAGAGTTATTTTAACAAGAGGTCGAGATGGAACAATTATTTACATACCACCAAAACCCATACTAGATGAGACTTGGAACTTACTTAAAAATCAATTAAAAATCCCTGAATTAATGTTTTAAAATCTATAATGATAGACTACATTCTAGATTCCCTCAGAATATAGTCTATTATTTTTCTATTTCACAGCAACCAGGGAATCATTCTTAAAAGACTTAAAACATTTGACTCTTATATGATAATAACGTTCTTTTAGAAGGGGTTTTCAAGAAAATATTGGTTAAAACAAAAAAAGCCGCCTCGATTAAGAGCCGGCAATTTCCTTAAATAATATAAATAAAGGGAGACTAGCATACAATGAATATAGGAATACATTTTCACGCTCCAGAAGATGAAAACTTTAATTTGTCCATATTAAAATTACTAGAACTTTTTAATTCTAACAATTTCATTTGGCAAATAGATACTGCCGAAATATACCTAAAAGATTCTCATGATAACTTTACATTTGAACAATTACTCGGCGACGAACGTTTCATAACTGAAAATAAGTTAAAACAAACCTTAATAAACAAAAAATACTTTTTAGTCTTCTTAACAATGTGCGCTTTTCCTGATATGAAAAAGAATAGCCCAACATGGATAAGAACAGCATCAGATTTTATTACTAGTGATTGTGAATTTTTATTAAGTATAGTTGATGGTTTTGATATTAGTATTTTATGTAAAGATGAGCGCTTACTTCAGAAGTTACATCAACATGTTCAAGACCTAGGTTATTTAGATACTAAATATTTAACAGAACGTACTGCAGGAACTTTTTAACTAGATCTTAAAAAGAAGGATTCAATACTCCTATTAAATCCTTCTTTTCCATTACTCACTACTTCACATATACATAATAAGAACTAGCTGTAATATAAAACACATTACCTCTACTATTCTTCACTTTATACTGCTGCGAACCATTTACAGAGACTTTATCAATGATAGTGAATCCTAAACCTTCACCGACAGTTCCTACAACATCGCTATCAGCCCAGGAAGCTTTTGAATAGAATCGTAAGTCATTCACTTTAGAGACTACACGTTTTCCTTCCACAGATGAAGATTCTTCTTTATAGCGAATGTATGATGAATCGTTATAAACCCACTGATTCCCTCCAAGATTTAACCAGTTTCCTACTTTACCCCAGACTTTATATGATTCACCCTTTTGTAGCTTACGAATGACATCATTGTTTGTGGATGGTCCAGATCGAAGATTTACATTTAAACCATCGATATAAGCTACCCCTGTTACATCCGTTACACTTTCAGATGGTTGTTGTGGTTTTACTTCCACAGTGACAGAATGACCATTATACGCCTTTAAAACATCAGAACGGAATTGAGCTTCTGATACACCATGTGAAGCAAGATACCCCTGTGGATCCTCATGATCTGTACCGCCTAATTTGTATGTGATATCTTTATGAGTCCATAATCCAACACTCGGATGGATATTTCTATCTTTTAAAATTTTCGCAAGTAACTTTACATATCTTCCATACGATTTTTTGAATTTAATTGGGTCACTAGTCTCAGAAAGTTCTACATGTACAAATCTAGCATTTGCCGCTGGACCTGCACCCCATGCACGATATTTAGTAGAAGCGATTTGAATTGTTTCATCCCAATCCGTTGCATAATGAACGAATGCATTTCTCCATGTTCTAGCTTCATAATTTCTAATATTGATAGCAGGTGCTTCTGGTGTCGCTGTGGAATGTGCTACTACTCCCTCATATGCACCCACACCATATCTGTATCCTTGCTTAGGTAAATCTGGAATAATCATTTCTCTATCTGCAAAAGCACATGCAGAAAAAGAAAATAAAATAATACACATGATAAATAACGCGCTACATTGTTTCATTAATTTTTTCATTTCGTATTTTCCCCTTTAATATTTGCATAAACAAAAAGAGCACCTCAATTGAGGCTGCTCCTTTTGCTATCACTTTTTATATTTGTCTTTATTTAATTTTTTTCTTTTCTAGATTTTGATCTTCTAATTTTTGCCTCAATTTCAGAAGATACACTTTCTAACAACCAAGTAGGAATCCATTTATCCCAGCTAATCCGTACACAATTGGCTGTAAAGCTATTAAAAATATGATAAATTAAACCACCAGTTACCATAAAAAAGAAAAATTCTGGTAATTTAAATGCAATATCAAATAAATGCGCTAAAGAAGGCAATAAAAAAAGAACCACAGTTCGTGCAATGCCCTCAATTCCATATTGTGATGAATACGTACCATCTAATTTTGAAGCCTTACTACCAGTTATCCAATCTAATACAACTACCCATACCAAAATGATAATCCAAATTAAATTAGATTTACCATATAAAAAATTAAATATAGTGCCCAATCCCCCACTAATTACAGAAGCAACTTTAAATTGGGTGGTATTAATAACATCCAGTACATTTAATGTTTTTACAAGCTCATGAATCCGTTCCAAACTTTCACCCCCTTTTTTACATTTCAAAGCAAAATAAAAAAGCCTGCTTTGGCACGCTCGATTTTGATAAAGTTATATGTTCATTTTCTTCCACGCATACTCTAGTGGTTCAGTTCGTGGTGGCTTCATTACTTCTTTTTCAGTAGTTCCTTTCTTACCTTGTGATAAATTGTGCATAACACCTTGACGGGTGGAAATCTGCCTAATACCTGTTCGTATCCAATCATCGGGATTTAAAATACCCCCTCGATGTGTTAGGAGTTGCCTAACGCCTGTATGTGAAAAATCGATTGGATTAACAATAACCCCTTGACGATGTGTATTGATTTCACGTATTCCATCATGATATAGCATTGTTGGAGATATAATCATACCCTGATGTGTATTAATTTCGCGTATTCCATCATGATATAGCGTTGTTGGAGATATGATTATACCTTGAAGTACTGTCATATACTTACCTCCTACTTATTCAATCCGTAAAGCTATAGTATATTCAGTAAATGAATTGTATTGTCCACTTACACTTGGATTATTCGTATAAAATAACTTGTATTTCTGAACTTCATTATTCTCCATCACTTCTACAATATCACCATAAATAAATCCGCTACCTTTATAGATGTAAAAACCATCGTATTTCCCTCTGAATCCATCACTCGAATCTCCGAAATACAGCGGTGTAAAAACTATCTTCCCTTCATTAGATGGTGCTTTTGAAAAAATCTTATCCCAATAGTAGGTATAATTCCCAATCGAACTAGAAGAACTACTATAAAATTTACTTCTATTAGTTACATGTACGCATCCTTGTCTAGGTACTCCGGCACTTAATAAAACTCCAAAGGGATATGAATAAGGTGAAAATAATTCAGGTTGGTAGTATTCGTCTGGAAGACCTATAAAACCAATCGTTGTCTTTCCTTTGTGAGATGGAATTTCATCATCATTTGCATATACACAATAAATGACAGTATCTTTATCAACGTATAGATATAGGTCAACCATATATTGTAGGAAATCTAAAGATGTTGTCCCGCTCGTGTCATGTACTTTTCCATGATGAAATACTAACGGAAACCATCTTTCTTCTCCTGTACCAGCATTAGTATCTTTATCGTAACCTCTAATCAGTCTATAACTCCCATCTGCACGATTCCCTTTGGGGTTCCTTATATCATATTCAGGCGCCAATTGGTTATTTTTAGAGTTTGAGTCATTAGGACGTAACTCAATATAATTATTTTTTGTTCCATCGTTACCTGTAGAATACATAACAAAAATATTGTCTTTGTCTGGTTTGTCAGCATTTAATTGCTGCCATCCAGCCTTTTTCATTTCATCAATAATCTTCATAAAGACTTCCCTGCGCTCTAGTCTGTGTAACTTACAAATTTTATTTGTCATTTTATATGTTCCCCCTTAATTTAAACGTATTGCTTTCATAGAAACATTAAAAGTAGAGTTTGCTACGCCCCTATTTTCTATATAAAGATGTACCTTGTTTGTATGATCTTTATCCTCACAAGGAATAGCCAAAATATCATATATTCTTTTTTCTGATAAGCTTTTATAGATTTGATTCCCATTCTCTTTTTGATCGTACATAAATAACATTGTTTCAACGTTTGAATCATTTGTAACTTGAATTGTACGAATATCGTATTTGTTACAACCTACATCCTGTGGAGCATATAGAACTTTTTCTGGTTCAATTGTAATTTGTACATTCCTCTTAAGAAGGATTGATGGTGTAATCTCACTTTCGGATGTATATCTATATAATTTCATTACAGTTCCTATATTGTATTCACCTCAATTATGTTTTAGATGAACATTAAAATAAATTGGTTCAAATGCTAGGACATTTGTATCCTTCACAACCTTTACCCAAAAATCTCGCATACTTTGTGCAGCTACTGAATCAATCTGTATTTATTTAATTTTTTCTTTTCTAGATTTTGATCTTCTAATTTTCGCCTCAATTTCAGAAGATACACTTTCTAACAACCAAGTAGGAATCCATTTATCCCAGCTAATCCGTACACAATTGGCTGTAAAGCTATTAAAAATATGATAAATTAAACCACCAGTTACCATAAAAAAGAAAAATTCTGGTAATTTAAATGCAATATCAAATAAATGCGCTAAAGAAGGTAATAAAAAAGCACCACAGTTCGTGCAATGTCCTCAATTCCATATTGTGATGAATACGTACCATATAATTTTGAAGCCTTACTACCAGTTATCCAATCTAATACAACTACCCATACCAAAATGATAATTCAAATTAAATTAGATTTACCATATAAAAAATTAAATATAGTCCCCAATCCCCACTAATTAAAGAAGCAACTTTAAATTGGGTGGTATTAATAACGTCCAGTACATTTAATGTTTTTACAAGCTCATGAACCCGTTCAAAACTTTCACCCCCCTTTTTACATTTCAAAGCAAAATAAAAAAGCCTGCTTTGGCACGCTATTGTTTTAATTCAAATTATTTTTGCTATACGTTCGCTTTTTCCATGGTGATTCTAATGGTTCTTTTCTTGGTAGTGCTTGATTACGAATTTCCTCTTCCGGTATATACTGATTTTGTAGAAAATCCCCTTTAAATGTTGTAGCTGGAATTCGAACGCCTCCGGTTACAAACAGACTTGGCATATAATTCGCTTGCCCTACGTTTGGTACTCTTTCTCCACCCATATGGCCTACTAGATTTACTATTCTACTTCCTTTTCCTATATTGGATACCCTTTCTCCATCCATAGGACCTATTAGATCTACTATGCTACTTCCTTTTCCTATATTGGATACCCTTTCTCCATCCATAGGACCCATTAGATCTACTATTCTACTTCCTTTTCCTACATTTACCCTTCGAATACCTGTTTGTTGACAACCTTTATTTAATATAAATCCTGTAAATATAACCATATCGCACAATCACCCAATTCTTATAGCTAGAGCTGAGGAATTTCCCGCAAATGAATTTGTGTACTTACTATTTGAATCACTAGACCAATAATTAGATGATGTCCATAAAGGTTTATACACCTGAATACCATTTTCACTTTCCACTTCAATTGTATCATCTTTTGTTATTCTTCCATTAGATATAAATGAGTATATAAATCCTAGTTTACCTCTTAGGCCTGTTTGAGGATCATCTAAATAGAAGTCTGTTAGCATCATAGGGCCTGAACCTGAGCCACCATCAGAAGGAGAAGACCACCCTGCGAACTGACTAAATGACATTTGATATCCTAATGGGACGTCTAAAAGCGCTGCAGGTTTATTTAAAATTAAATATTTATAACTATCTTCATAATAACCTGAGCTACTCGATGCATTAATTACACATGAATAATATGGATCGTTTTTTTCTTTCAAATATGTTTCTTCAGGTATCCCAAAAAAATTAACAACAGGTGATATAATTACTTGAGAATTGTCTTGTTTAAATTTATCTGAATCGGGTATTGTGACAAATATCATTCTGTCTAAGTCACAGTAATAATAATATTCTACTGGTAATTCAGTGCCCGTTGTTATTGAGCCTGAATAAGAAGAACTTGGTTTAGAATTAATAAAGTTCAATCTGCCATAACCTGAAATAGCAGATGACTTATGTTTTTTATTTTCAAAGTCCCATTCCTTATAAAAATCAAAAATAGCATTTGAATATCTTGTAGTTTTAATGTTGTAGGAAGCGTTACCAAAGCCATTCGAACCTGCATAAAAATATAAAGCTAAATACATTGGAGTATTTCCTAAACTACCTTTAGAATGCAATACAACCCGATAATCTTTATGATCACTTGCATCTTCAAGAATTTCCCATCCTCCTTCGACAAATTTACTAACAAAAACGTCAAATAACTCCGCTCGTTTACAAAAACCTTTTTTATAAATAATATCCATAAACTAAGAACCTCACTCTACTCTAATTGCTGCTGCATTAGTTACAAATGATGTATAGTTACTAATAGCACCACCTAAAACTGTATATCTATATTTTTGAATTTCATTATTAACTTTAATTTCGATTGTATCGCCATCAAGAATACCTCCTGTCTGAAGAAGATATACTCTTCCTAATCTTCCTCTCATTCCTGTCGAATTATCCCCATAGAACACCTCACTTAACACAAACTTTTTATCTATATTAGGCGATAACGGAGAGACTAAGCTATGAGTTCTTTGAGAGATCGTATTCTGACCAGGAACTTCGAGTAAGTTTTTAGGGTTATCTGCCACTCGTAAACAATAAGAACCAAGCGAATTACCGTTATATCCACTATTAGCATATACAGCACCGGAATACGACTTATTGTCGTTTCTTTTACTTTCTTCAACGAAAGATTGTTCAGGAAAACCTAAAAATATAAGTCCATTTCCTAAACCAGTGTATTTAAAGGGGACAACTAAAAAAATAATAACCTCTTTATCGACATAGTAATAGTACTCCATATCAAACAGCTTATTATATTGTCTTGAATAGCTTGTATTTGTATCCTGATTAACTGTTCTTCCTGGAAAAAAGCAAAACGAAGACATTCCGTCTTGTGAATAGAAAACAGTGTTGTTAGACTTCATTGTTCCCATTCTCATGGAGCCGTCAGTATAATCAGTTGTTCTTATATTATATGAGGAAGAGTTAGAGTCATAACAATTGAGATGGACAGCTAAATGTTTATCTCCATTGTAACCATCTGTATAAAGATATAAATGGTCGTCCGTTAAATTACTCCCTTCTTTTAATTTCCATCCCCCATTCAATGCTACCTGAACAAATGTATCAAATAACTCATATTTTTTGCATGTTCCCTTTGTAAAAATAGCCTTAGTCATTTAATTTCACCTCTAAATTAATGTCGTTACTTTTAATACCACAGTATACAAAGAAGGTACATTACTGAAATTTTCAATAAACATGTGACAAGACTTTGTTTGATCTTTATCGTCACAAGGAATATTGATTATATCGTATGTTCTTTTTTCTTTAATACTGCTGTACTGAATTTGCCCATCTTTTTGTTTATCAAAAATTGTACACTCATAATCATTATTTGCTGTATTTTCAATAAAGATTGTCCTAAGTTCATACTTGTTTATACCTAATTCAATAGGTATATACTTCTTTTCATTACTATTAATCTCAACCTTTACTTTTTTTTCGATAAGCTTTGGAAAAATATTTTCTGTTTGTTCTTCTTGCTTGTAATATCGATTTACGACCATTGATGTTCCCATCTCTTCACCTCCAACTACTCATGTTCAAGATGTATTTGAAATTGTAATGGAGCAAGCCCAACATAATCTGTTCCCTTTGTTACTTTTAACCAAAACTTTATTGTTTTTTCTGGATTTACATAAGGAATATTGATACTATCTTGATATTGACCTGGTTTACCATTACTGTCTAACGCAATATCCGCCCATGACCATCCAAATTTATCTTCATATTGAGCAATACTTAAATTCACATTATTCGCTCGTGCAACTGAAGGATTCACAAGTTCTAGCATAATTTCTGATTTCCCTGATATCATATCTGGCAATCGAGTTTGTGCTAATGTTGAAAGCTCCTCACCTGAAAATTTAATTTCTAAATTAGATCCGAATCCATATACATCTCCACCATAAAATGTAGTCTTAATAACACCTAATTCTTTACCTTCTACATTTTTCAAAATAACTTTACCTGCAAATTCTAGTGACGGGAGAGTAATTTGAATACCAGTGTTATACCCTGTATTTCCATTGAATATAATTCTCCCAAATTCATCTTCCATCTCCACACTTATATTCGGCGCTATATTAGCAATTGTTAACTTTCTTCCTCTTGTAGCAATAATGGAATCAATATCAAGATTTATAAACTTTGAATTCGATCCTTTTTTTAATACAACACCAAACTTACTACAGTTCATTCTATCTGAGTCACAAAAATTAAAACCTTCGCCATAATCAGAAAAAAACGTCCAATCTTCATTATCTTTGCACGCCATCCACTTCAATTCAGTTGTTTCTCGAGTACCATCTTCTGTTTCTAAGAACTCGATATTCTCCTCACCGTTTTTCCAAACGATAATACCGCCTTTGTCGTCTTCATGGGTTGGCGTATAATCGGCAGATACTTCAAATGCGAATTCTTTCTCATTTGGAAGATCTGCAAGTAATAATGTGTCACGCGAAACATTGTGTAGCATTCTAAAATTTCCTTTTCGATCAATTAAAGAATAGCTGCCGACAGGAGATGCAATCCATCTGGAATCGAACGTATCAAAATCATCCTTAAAGATTAAACCACTTCTTATTTGATATGGTTTTAATTTCTCATCAGGTAGTTTTAATAATGTTGCACCTTCTTCTAAGTCAATAGCATCGATACTGATGTATTTCCCTGACAACTCAATAACGTGAATCATATCTTCAAGGTTTTTCTTTTCATATGCAAACGTTTGATATTGCATACCTTCTCCTGAAAGTTTAAGGATTTCCTTTTGGTCATCGATTTTCAATTCAATGTCTTCCGGATAAGATGGACTTGTCATACTAATTAATCGGAACTTAGTACCCTTGAATACAAATCTAGCTGATATGGTGCTATCGTTATTGTCTTCCTTACTCTTCCAATGATGAGTATTCTTGTAGCAACTAACATCAGCTTCAGTTGTTTTCCAGAAACCGTTGTATTCAATATTCTTATGAGTATCATCGAAACGTACCCAACCAGGTTCCGGCTCAACTAACTTGTCACCTAATCTAGCAAGTAAGTATCCGTCAGCGTCAATGTCAATGGAATCTAACGACATAGCTTTACCAATCACTTTTACAGTATGCTTACCACTGTCTAAACCTATTTTCTCGTAACGTATGACCTGGTTACCTGAAGGCCTATTGTAAACCATAGTTTCTTCTTTACCATCAATAAGTACTTTAGAAGTTGCATCGTAACCACTGTCGCCATAAGCTAGAAGTCTAAGTTTAGTACCTACGAACTCAAATTCGAAACTCGTGTCAAGTGTCTTGTCGAGATTGTAATGAGTTGTTTTATTGTAATGATCCACATTACCAATAGCCGTTTTCCAGTTACCGATATAACGAATTAATGGATCAGTATCATCAATTCGTTTCCAACCTTTTTCCGGTTCAGTTAACACATTTCCTACTGTATTAATCTTGATAAGACTTCCTGTATCATCAATGTCTAATGCATCAAAACGATAGTCATAAGATGCCGCACCGGGTTGGCTTGTTACAACCGATACCTTCACTTCATGCTCCTTATCCTCTAAACCTAGCTTTTCATATTTCAAGACTTGGTTAGTATCTTTAGGTGCATTAGCATTAAAGAATTCAAGAGGTAAGTCGTCAATTCTTACGGATATTTTATCTGAGTAAAATTCTGTAGTAGAACAACCGACAATTAGTCTAAATTTAGTACCCTTGAACTTAAATCGGAAACTAGAATTTTTACCTTTATGAGCACTTGTACTCTTTCCACCGTAAGCACCTGAGTACGCAACATTCTTAGCCCAGTTAGCATCATAGAAGATTTCAGATGCGTTGTCGTCATAACGTTTCCAACCGTCTTCAGGTGCTAATAATTGGTCCCCCACTTTAACAGTTGGTTTTACCATCGATTCATCTGAATCAATATCGATAGCATCTAGGTTCATAAAAATTCCGTCTAATTTAACTGAGTGATCTCCTAACGGTAGGTTAAGCTTCTCATAAACAATAGCTTGAATTTTAGGCTGAGTTGCAGAAAAATTAATTGTTTCGGTTTTTCCGTCAATAGTTATAGTAGCATTAGAATCATAGTCTTTTGCTAATATGCCTATAATTCTTAATTTAGTACCGTAGAAATTAAAACGTATTGATGCCGGGTCTGTACCGATAGTTTTATATTTGTAATGAAGTGTTGAATTGTAGTACTCATCACCTTTATATAATGCCCATTTTCCATCATACTTAATATTAGTATCTGCATCATCAATTCGCTTCCATCCAGGTTCTGGTTCAAGTAAAATGTCACCCACTTTAGCAGGTGATTTTACAGTGTCACCTGATTTAATATCAAACGCATCAAACCCCAATCCTTTTGTAATATCAGAATTATAAATCTTGACAGTATGCTTCTTATTTTCAAGATTTATCATCTCATAAACTAATGTGCTTCCTTGAAGGTATTCACCTACAATTGGATAATCTTCAGAAAATGTAGCTTTAACTCCATCTATCTCAATAGAAATATTACTAGAATAACCTCTATACACGATACCAAGAACTCTGAAACCTGTTCCTGTAAATTCTAAATTTACTGTACCTTCGTTAGGTGCGTAGTGATAGTCATTCATATAGCATTTTCGTATACCATTATCATCCGTATTGCGAATGAACTTAGTGTAGGTAATTGAAGGGTCTGAATTATTGAGGCGATCCCAACCGAATTCAGGTTGTAATAATATATCACCCACTTCAACTGGAGATTTTACCATTGAACCAGTATCTTCAATATCAATTGCGTCTAATGATATAATAGAGCCTTCTACTTTTACAGTGTGCGTTCCCAGCTTTAAGTTCAATTTCTCATACACAATAATTTGTGAACCTGACTTAGACTGATAATAAACAATATCCTCAGTTATGCCGTCAATTGTTATTTTAGCACTCTTATCATAACCCGTGTCTCCGAATCCTATAATTCGAAGTTTTGAACCTGAAAATTCAAACTGATAATTTACCTGAACCCCTGAAGTAGTATTATAATGTATCGTGCTATTGTAATTATTACTTTCTTTAGTCGTTTTCCAGTTACCTAAATACTTAATATTTTCATCTGTATCATCAATTCGTTTCCAACCATCTTCAGGTTGAAGTAATTGGTCTCCCACTTTAGCTGACGTTTTTTCTAATTGACCATCTAAAACGTCAATAGCATCCATTATGATTCCGTTAGGTGCTACTAGCTTAACTGAGTGCACTGCGTCCGATAATCCTTGTTTCTCATATAGAAGTGTTTGCCATTGGTCTGAAGAACCTGTAATACTGTATTTCTCAGTAACCCCATCAATTAATACATCTACAGGACCATAACCGGAAGTAGTAGTAATCATTTTAGAAACAATTCGCAAACCAGTTCCTTTAAAGCTGAATTCTATGTCACAACTAACTTTAGAAAATGTATTTGTTGAATTGGAGTACCTAGAATCCGTTGCTAGCTCCCATGTACCTGAACCATATTTAATCAATGAATGTCTATCATCGATTCGAGTCCATCTACTTTCCGGTTGGAGTAAAACATCCCCTACTTTAGCAGGTGGTACCATTGACCCAGTTTCATCAATATCAATAGCATCTAGGTGCATGAATACACCCTTTAACTCAACAGTATGAATTTCATCAGTTAAACCTTGCTTATCAAATAATAGTACTCTACTCGGTGAAACATCTCTATCAGCATAAAAGCTAATTGTTTCAGGTTTACCATCAATAATTATTTGAGCTTCCCTATCGTAAGTGTTATTAGAAACACCGATAACTCGAAGTTTAGTTCCTTTAAACTTGAATGTTGCAGACATAGCACTATCGTCAACCGAACTTTGCTTTGCGTGCTTAAATCGAGCGGTAGAATTATGGTAGTCAGAAAGATTGTCTATTAACGTCCAATTACCTGAATACTTAATATTTACATCAGTATCATCAATTCGTTTCCAACCAGTTTCAGGTTGAAGCAGAACGTCACCTACTTTAGCAGTTTTCACTAATTCTCCATCAAGAACGTCAATAGCATCCATTATAATTCCTTCAGGACCCTCAAGCTTAACTGAATGAAATTCATTTTTTAGACCTTCTTTATTGTAAAGTAGAACTTTCCAGTTATCTGAACCTAGTACTGGATTGTATGATTCTTTGACACCGTCGATCGTTATATCTACAGGACCATAACCTAAATTAACACTTTTAGAAACAAGTCTGACACCTGTACCCTTAAATGAAAATTCTACAACTGATTTGGTAAGGGAATATACTGCTGTACTATTATAGTACCTATCATCAGTAAATCTATTCCAAGCACCATCACCATACTTAATTAATGAATCAGCATCATCGAAACGATTCCAACCAGGATCAGGTTTATCTAATATCTCCCCTACTTTTTTGGGTGTAAATACATAACCATCAGAATCGATATCAATTGCATCAAGATTTAAGTATGTACCTAGAATCGTTACTGTATGCGGCCCTTTATTAAGATTTGTTTTCTCATATATAACAGCTTGCCTTGTTCCCTCCCATGCATCGTAATCTAATCTCTCTGTATTGCCATCAATAACGATTGTTGCATATCTATCATAACCACCATTATTAACAAGTCCAATAAGCCGAAGTTTAGTACCTACGAAAGAAAATTTAATCTGTACTGAGTTTGATGGTTGACTAGAACTTTTATAGTGGAATGTTTTCAAATAATTATCAGAGTATTTAGAGTATCCACTAAACCAATTTTCTCCTTCAAAGATAATATTCCTATCGCTATCATCAATACGCTGCCACCCTGGTTCGGGCTGAGTTAATACTCTCACCATCATATCACCTCTCCATTTTTATCTTAAAATAATTTCAATTGCTCCATCAGTAGCAATTACTATGCCCTAACTATTTGTATTAACAGCTTGATGGATCAATAAATTTAAATATTTCATGCATAACAGAAAGGAACTAATTTACTTACTAAAAGACATTTAAAATACAATTGAACTGCTTAAGCTTTTACTTTTACAACAGCTCTAGCAGTTCAATTTTAAAAATTACATAATGCCATAAAATACAAATATTCGATATCATATACTTAAATAAAAACTAATCTAGCACTCTACTTTATTATCTCGTTTTCTTCCAATTCCAATTATTCCACCAAGATTCCCGGCTATGTTTTAACCATATTTTTGGTTCTTCTTCGATTAATATATCGCTTTCCTCAAATTCAACCGGTTCTTCTGCCTGATAGATATTTTCTAATTTAAACGTATCATTTTCAACAAGTATACTTTCGTTGTCTAAAATGCGATTAAATTGTTCTATTTCATCTATATTCGTATGAACGAGATTTCTTCTATTCACTGGGGTTGATTGGATCTCTATACTAGATAATTCTCTTACATTTTCAAACATACCGTATGTATTTATGGATGCTTTATGAGTTGATTTTCTTTCCCATTCATATAGCTCATGTATATTTGAAGCCTCTTCAATTGGCTTCCGATGCATATCCTTCAATTCTAAAATATTCATCATTATATTTCGTACTGTACGTTCTACTTCTTCATTCTTCACTACATTTGTATTAAATTCTCTTACATCTTTATGAAATTGATCCGTGACTACTATATTTGCCTCTGCCTCTTTCATAAGCTTTTCCATTGGGGCAGATGTAATATTCTTTACATACCAGTTTCGATCATTCATTGCGGTTTCATATTGTTCAATACTAATCTGTAACTCTCTGTCAATGATCTTAAAATTCTCTTTATCGATCATTTTTGCAGCTAATTCTTTTACGACTTTTACATTATCTATCGTTGCAACAGTCGCATCAACTTCTTGCAAGACATCACCGAACTGATAGAATGAACTAAATTCTGCTCTTGTTTCATTTTCTTTATTCATTATTTCATACGTATCTATATTTGTTTGTAATTCTCTTTGGATTTTTGCAAACAAATCATACTCTGGTAAATAAACTGTAATCCCTAATCCTTCAAATAGATCAAACTCTTCATACGATGCTTCTATTTCCTTTTCTAATACAAAAGTATCACTTTCAACAAGTATACTTTCGCTGTCTACTGTTCGGCTGGATTGTTCTATCTCACCAATAGTAGTATTAAAAGTATTGTACTTATTCGTTAAAGTTGTACGGATTTCTTCACTAGCTAGTTCTCTTTCAGACTCACTTACATCATATTCATGTATGGATGCTTTATTATCTGCTTTTCTTTGCCATTCGTCTGCTTCAAAAATATTTGACTCGTACTCATTATTAATTTGTCGCATATCATCAAAATGCTTAATTTTCATTATGAGTTGTTTCGTAAGTCGTTCTAACTCTTCATCCCTGATTACATTTGTATTACGTTCTTTTATTATTCTCTCGAGTTGATCAGGAGCGATTATATGCGTATCTATTTCTGGCACTCGCTTTTTCATCGGATCAGATATAGTACTTTCTGCATACCAATTCCTATCATTCGTTGCGGTTTCATATTGTTCAATACTAGTTTGTAACTCTTTCTCAATATGTCCTATATCATTACTATCAATTATATTAGTTGCTACTTCTTTCACTAGATTACCAATCGAATCAACCGTATTAATTTCTGCCTCTATATTATTTTCTCTATTTGCTATTTCAGTTGTCTCTATATTCGTTAGTAATTCCCTTTGAATCCTAGCGAACAAGTCATACTCCGGTAAGTAAACTGGAGTTCCTATTAAATCAAAAAGATCAAATTCTTCGTAACGAGAGTCCTGTTCTTTTACATGTCTATAAACAAGGTCATATCCTTCTTCATTATGTGCTATCAATTGTTCTTGCTTTATAAACTCTACAGGGCTAATACATTCTGTTTCAATATCGATTTTAACTCTTTCACTTGTTATTGGTTCATTACTTTCTTCACTTATAAATAATCGATCATACAATACAGAATCCGCTACTCTATCATCCTCCACTAACAACTCGTGAAGGTTGCGCTTTGCTAATTCATAGACATTTGTACATGGAGTTTCTATTTTACCTACAATCCGATCCATGGAAGATATATCTGCTTGAGCAGTATGATACTGTCCATTTACTCGATTGAAATGTTCATATCCATATATTCCTATATCTTCTTGCTCACCTATAACTCGATTAGAAAGTTCATAAGAAGGTACATTCACTTCCATTTGTAATACTTTTCTATCAATAGCAGCTACATCGAAAAAGACTCCCTCTTTCTCTTGCATGCTTCTATCTGCTAGATCCGTATCACGAACATTACCATATACTGAACGTATGTCTCTTTTAGCTGAATTAACTGTTATTTGTTTCGCTTGTAGTTCTCTCTGTACACGAGCAAATAAATCATAGTCTGGCATATAAACTGGGATTCCTAAACTATTAAAAAGATCAAATTCCTCATAAAATCCGGTCAATTTTTTGATTTGTCTACTAGCAAATTCATAGTTATCTTGAATAGTCCCCAATAATTGTTTATGTATTAGGTCCATTTCCTCATGGTGTATATATTCAGTCCATACATGTTTCGTTTTCTTATTAACTTGTTCGTCTTCAGCTAATTTTACTTCTACTTCTTTTGTGAGCACATCACTCTGTATCATTTCTGGAAGATTATAATCCGTGTACAAATGATTCTGACTTGATACCATCAATGTTTCTACTAAATTTACCTCATTAGAATGGTACTGTCTTTCCAATAACTCATATTCACTTATGAATTTACTTTCATATTCATGCGTTATATGATTCATGTCATTCATTTCTATGTGAGATGAATCATATTCTATTAATAGTTTTTGAGCGTTATTATATACATGGCCACCATATGTATATATGTCTTGTATTATGCGGTCCGCAAATGACACATCATATTCATTAGTTTGAAGTTCTAACTTTTTACGCTCTAAATCTTCTATATTAATAAATCTTCCATCTATCTTCAGTGCTTTTCTATTTACAAATTCAAAATAATTCATTTCACCATTTCGCTGAATGGCATTTCTATTCGCTGTATTGTAATTTATATTACGAGTCTGTATTTCTCTTTGTTTACGAGCAAACAAATCATAATCTGGCATATAAACCGGAATTCCTGTATCAGTAAATAAATCAAATTCCTCATAAGAAGTAGTTACTTCTCTTGGCAAGTTATTATAAAGCTCAAAATCACTTATATCTTGTACAGGTAATTCTTTTTGGCTAATCTCTACATGATCCACATTTCTAACTACAGTACTACATATTTCTTTTTCTCTTCTTTCAGTCAATATTGTTTCATAAAATCCTTCGCCGTATAAAATACGTGCAACCTGTACCCATCGTGGTATTTCATCTACATCGGTTGCAAATTCTCGTAATTTCTGTTTTACTCTCTCTTGCTCAATTGGGAGCATATTACCTGCTTTATATATCTTACGATCTGTACTAGACATTTCTGTTACATCTGCATACTTTGTATCTAATCTGCTTCCTTTGTTCCCTTCCATATGTTCCATATCAAAAGTTCGGTCATGTTGCATTGCTTTCTGATAGTAATGAACATCTGCAAGAATTTCTTTAAGCGGTTTAGAATCCTGTATGCTTAACAGTTCCATGTTGATACTCCGCATTAGGTTTGCAATATCCACTTTAGCAATATTAGCAGTCACCTCAACTTGCCTTATTGCCTCTACAACAAGGTCTGTTAATATACCTTTTCCCTTTACTATTTTGGTTGCAAATACCCCAGCATCTTCTTCCTTAACAGCTTTGAATCTTGAATATGGCGGCAAACTGACTGGAAAATTATTCGCATTTTTTACAAAAGGATTTAAAACAGAAAGCGAGAGACTATACGTTTTCTTCATTGTTGATCCCAAAGGAATCGAAACAACATGACTCTTCTTTTTCGTACATAAAGAAGGGGAAGCAATAGAATAAATTTTCTCACTCACTCTCTGCATTCCCCCTTATATGATTAATGATTAAATATCTTCTTTATAAATAGCTAGACCAATCGGATTAAATGGCGTTGCTTTCGCTTGTGTCATCGGAGAGACTGCGGTAGTCGGCAACGTATAACGATATAATTGTGCAAATTCATAACTTGCTGTAATCTCTACCCCATTAATTGGGATTTCTTTAAACGTCACTGTTTTATCATCTTCATTTAAAACAAAGTCAGTATTAGGAACTAGAGTACATGCATTGAACAACTTAAGTGTTCCTGCTTTTGGTTTATGCTCTAAATGGAAAACTTTTCTCATTCCATTTCCTTTTCCTAAAGATTCACTTGTAACTTCCTTTTCAATTTCCAATTCATCGGCCTGTTGAATATTTTTTGGGTGAACAGCATAGACATCATCTAATTTCCCAACATACCCATCATTAGGATGAACGATATAAATCTGTGACAAATGATATTTCCCACTATATACAGATGGATTAAATCGACCTTGTCCACTATCAATATCCATATCGTGAGTAATAAATGATAAATAATGTTTTTGATACATTGCACCTGTGTATGATTGAGCTAATAATACAGAATCATTTCCATTACCTGTATTTTCTCCGTAGTCTAAATTTGCATTTCCTATTTTTTTATTAGGCGCATAATTATATTGATCTCCGTTACGACAACCACCAATAATTACAGTGTTTTTACGCGGTGCATTATCAAATGTGTACATTCTTCCAATATATAATGGTACAAATAATGCCCGAACAGGACTTGGTGTTGGATCTACACGCATAAACATAACAATACGGTCTTTATTTCCATTTCCATACATATAAATGACAGAATCACGTTTCCAATCTTTTGTAAAACGGGCTTCTGGTGTAAAACTAATCGGTGTATAAGGCGAAGGATTTACAAAATTAACTGTAGAATATACTTCAGCCATAATACTTTCCATTTTTTGCACGTCAAATGACGTCTTCGCTACTAAAGTATCTAACGTTCCGTCTGCCTTTGGTGCTAGAAAATACACTCCAGAAAATTTAATGCTCTCGGAACTTTTTGGGGCAGTTTGAAATTCAATTGCTGTATCTGAAATTGTATATTCCCCCGGATCAACCATCTGATTATTTCTATAAACCATAAAACGATTTTCATCAAAATTTGAAAATGGCAAATTAAATGATTTTTTCGAACCGGTACCGTTTCCTAAATCACTTTCAGAATCTGATAACTTTACTTCCTTCTCAATAAAATATTGGTTAAACGTAAAGAAAATCATATCATTATTCGGTTCGTATGCATCATTTGTTAATCGATACTCACAGGTGATTTTATCTCCTTTTGCAATCGCTTGATTAAAAATAACTTTCCCCGCTTTAGCATCAACTTTATATTTATCCTTTTCTAGTAAAATGCTATTTACATACACTAATAAAGAACTTTCAACTACAGGAAATGTCGGAATTTGAAATTCCTTTTTCACTCCATCTCCCATTCCTAGCTTTCCTAATGGAGAATCCACAGGAATAAATCTACCATCTGTAAAATCAGAATCGCTCGTATCATAAGCATTTGCCACTCCAAATCTGCGCCATTCTCCATCGCTACCTAACGATTCAAATAAGCGAACATCAATAAATTTATTGATACCACTTCTAATTTTAAAGTATAACTTTCGACTCCATCCTCGCTCTGTAATCATTTTCTCTAATTCAACTGGTAATGTTTGTAAATAAGCCACTTTATCAAACCACATGTTTTTCTCTCCCCTTTACATTGACTTCTCATAAATTCCTAATCCAGCTGGACGATATGGTGTCGCTGGTCTTTTTGTAATTGGCGAAATCGCATCAACATTATAAAAACGATAAATATCAAATGTATCTGGACAAGTATTCTTTCGTACTTTTAACTTATCCCCATTCAATAATCCTAAAGGTGATAGTAAAACCATATGAGGTAAGAAACCTCGCACACCTTCATCTGGATGAACAACATAAGCACGAGATGTATGAACGCGACCACTATATACCGAAGGATTAAATTGATACTTATATTCATCATTATCATGAGACTGCCAAGCTAGTGGATATTGACCACCATTTACTCCTTTTCTATCAGGCGGCATCTCATTCGGAGCAACATTCCAAGCAATATAATGAGCTTGATATCTAGCCCCTAATCGCGAGCGCTTAATAATAACGTTATCAATACCATTACCTGGTGATTTAGGATATGTTTTTAAAATTGGCAAGCTATCATTCACATTTCTATATGGTTTCTTATCATTAAAATCAAATGCATGTGAGCTATTTTCTGCACCTGTATCAAATGCTGTCCCTGCCCAAAGTGCGTCACCAATTTGATCATCTTTCGCATAGCTTTCAATTTTACCCATATATAAAGGTGTAACCGGAACTACATTATTTTCAAATGCAGGTGTATTATCTGCTTGAATTAATAAAACCACACGATCCTTATCAACTTGGCCAGTCACTCTAACTAATGAATCAGGCCACCAATTTGTTTTCACATCAATACCTTGTAGGTTTGGGTTTCGTAATGTTATTTTTACAAATGGTGACATCATAACGTCTGTATTAGCATCAGTATAGGCGATAACCGGGTCACCATCCTTCATATAAATGTCTGTTTTACTCACTTCTACATCTATTAGACCCTTTGGAAAAGAATCAAAAGTCACTACTGATGCTGTTCCTTCTTTAAATACCGGTTCTTTTTCAATCATATAAATATAAAAACAAGAACGATCAAGATTTCTACTATATCTTAATTTTGCATCCTTAATAAACTCCGCCTTATCCTCTTCTGTATCAAATTTATAAGAAACATCTTTTTTAGGTATATCCCAAGAAGCAATTTGAACTAATCCATACATAGTTCCTTCTACATTTTTAATAATTGTATGTTCTGCTAAACCAAATTTAATTAAACTGTCTCTATCATAAGAACTATGTCTTAGGTGTAAGGAATACCCCGCCTTTTGAAACTTTTTAACCTTTGTCCATCCGTTATTAGTTACTAGATTTGTTAGATCGTCTAAGAAACTTCCCTCTTGAAATAACTTTTCAATAAACGCCACTTTACTTCACTCCTAATCTTTTAAAAATTGATAATTAAGCCAAATAGCTTTTTTCTCTAAAGATTTATTTATATATTCAAAACGGATAATCGCTTTCGCAGGAATTTGTTTAACAACAGAAAAATTAAACCCTTCGGGAACATCTTTCATATAAATTTCATCTGCTATTTTTTCATTGTTAATATATAAATTCCAATAGTCATTATCGTTATATTTTGATGCACCAATAGAAAATGCAATCATTTCCATATCAACTGGTGCTATAAATTCATTATGATGAATATCTTCATAAACACCTATCCTTCTTCCTTTTATAAAAGGAATCGTTTTGGTTGGAAAGTATGGAGCATCTAATCGGCCACCAGCCATATAATTTACAGCAAAACTCATAATCTCCCTCCAATTACTTCAAAAACTGTAAAGCTATCCATACTTGCTTATTATTAATTCCTTGGTTATGAAATTTAAAAATAATTTTATCTCCGGCCTTTAATTGCATATAGGACATAAGACTTATACCTTCTGGTATTTTTTTTGTATAAATATCCTCACAAACAATACCGTCATTTACAATAAGCGACCATTTATCATCGATTTCATACATAGAACTACTCACGCTAATGGCATAAAACTCCATGTCAATTGGTAATACGTATTCCATCTTATCTTCTGTCCATGCTTTAGAATCCATTATAAAACCTTTCATATACGGAAAAGTTTTCGTTGGATAAAATGGCGCATCTAATCGGCCACCAGCTATATAAGTTGTTTCAAACAAAGGTAATCACCCTTTTTATTGTATTAAAAAATCCCCATACATCATTACGACACATCGGGAATTGGTAAATCTGATAACATACCGTTACCTTTATTAATAAGCCTTGGTTGTACTCGATCTAATTGTTTATTTGCGTTATAAATTAGTTGCATCTCCATCTTTTTACCTGTTATTTTATGGGATATAATGACCTTTTCAAGTAGTGCTTGTCCATTAAAAACCAAATCGTAGTGCAGATATTTATCTCCATCAACTGCCGATAAACGAGCACCATCACGAACCAGTGTATACCCTTCGGTCATAGCCTCTTTAAACACATCATTTGGATCGTTACCAGGCATCGGTTTTCCACCGCTGTAAAATTCTCTATCAATTAATCCTTTCATTAAATACATAATAGGATCATATAAGTTCTTTTGCATTATCATAGAATCACCCCTAATTTACCCTTGTAACAGACCAAGTTTTTGCTGGTCTTTGGGTATAATAGTGATCTTTATCTTGATTTACTCGAGGAAATGATAAATCTGGTAAGGAACCATAATCGAACAAGATATTATTCTTGGTATCTAGTACTTGCAAACGGCCTGTAAGAATCCCTTTAGGATTTCGAACCGCTTCAAATACAATGATATTTACTCCATATTCAAGCGAAATATCAACGTATGTAGGATTGTTCCGAATAAAATAATTTTCTTCGACTAATTTATTGTTACAATAAATATTTAATAAATCTCCATCCTCTACATCCCAATCCCAAAGCTTTAATCTTAATGTATCAACATTTACTGTGATTCCTGCTATATCTGTATATGGGGTAGGTTCATACCCATAGTTAACAGATAAATCTAAAGTTTGATAGAATCCATCATCAGCAGAAATCATTGTGTTAATTCCTTTAACAAAGTAGTTCCATTGTTGCCCAGAATCCCTATTATAGACGGAAACCACATCAAACAATTGAATTCGCGGATCCCCTATCACAGCAACTGTTAATGTTCTGAACTTTTGAATCGCTTTTAAATGATAAGCTGCAGCAACTGCCCTTCTTGCAAAGAATGTTGTTGCCCAAGGTACTTCTATCATTTCCTCTCGCAAATCCCCTAAAGAGACATTTTTAAGTAAGAATGAATTAATAAAACCATTAGCATAATCTCCACATTTAATAACAATACTGTTACTAATGTCCTGATCTGTTAATTGCATATCTAAAGAGATAAGGTTTTCGCCTTCTCTAAAACTAAACTTTGCAGGCTCATTAATTGCATAGTCTGGCATTTTCATAAATGTACAACTTCCATCTGGTTCATGTTTAATGTAGTGGAATGTTGTATCTATAATATCCCGTACAATTTCATCCCACTTTTGAAACCTCTTTCCAGTTGCCCCTTCAACAATCCAGCTTTGATTTGTACCGGGAATATTTACCCTACTACCGTGTAATGTAACTCCTGCTTTTTCAAGGAAGAATTTCACTACATCATACACATTTCCAGTCGGTGCAACAATTTCATCTGATCCCGGCGTTGGAATTACTGATTTTTGTAGAACCTTTTTATAAGATGTTGTGCAGGTAACTGATATTGTGCCGCTTTCGGCATTCACCTTTACGTCAGATACAAAACCATGTATATACGGTAAAGCTTCTTCACCATAACCGATAGAAACCTTAAATTCAGTCTGCGGATATAGTTGGTTTGTGTTTGTTACTTCACTGTTGTAAAACCATTCTTGAATGGAAGAAAACTTACCATACCAGTTATCAGGTGCCATTTGCCCATATTCATTAGCAAAGGTAATAGAAAATGTACTTGCGAACTGATCTGCGTTCTCCTGCACTTCCAGGCTCACTACACGATGTTGTATTTGTACATAAGAAGAAGATTCTCTTTTTTTCATATAAACAATTAAATTAGGAGCATTATTCCCCACTTGGAAATAGCTCCCCAACATTCTGATTAAAGAAATAGATCCTTCTCTCACATTCCATCAACTCCAATACCTGCTTGTGACATAGAAATTAATTTACACTTTGCTATTACTAGCGTTCCTTTACGTATTGCATCAACTTCATTAGGTGGAATAATACCACCATAGGTACCGTAATCACCTGTAATAATATGAGGGCGATATATTTCCCCCATGAACTCACGCCAATGGCTGATATCATTGAATAAAGCAGTAAATTCTACTTCACATCCTTTATTACCAGTACTTTGGTAACGAGGATATCCATGCATAACATTGTAATTTTTTAATCCGTTTAAGGATTTAGGCATTTTCGTTTGTTCAATCATTGCAATTGTAGGTATAGGTCCATATGCATGATAATAAACATCACGCAAATAGGCTACGTCAGAAGAACCGTAACCGATTGTTGTAAATTCAATTGTTTGTGGCCCTGCACCAACAAAAATTTCTCTTGCTTCCCAGGCATAAGCACCTCTTGCTCTAAATTTTTCAATACCATTTACCCGAACAATAAAGTATTTATCTGGTAACATACCATCAGAACCAATAGGAACTTGGGACATAAAAGAAAAGTTATATGTCCCAGGCCATGAAAAATTAATAGTATATTTAATTGTACTTTTTAATTCTGTAGCATCCCATAAGAGATGATATGAACCGGCTCTTCTATGCAATGTTTTTAATATACTCATACATTCCGCACCGCCATTCCCATTAGATCGTCAGCAACTACGTTTTGTAGTAATTTTCTCATTTTCACAAAATCCTCTGCGGTTTGCAATTTTTCAACAGCAACTTTGAATGTAGCATTTTGAATTGTAACACCTTTATCTGTTTTCTTTTCAACAGAAGAGTGCCCAGCAAATGGATGTGCAGCTTTTCCAATCATATCAGCAGAATGTGCACCCATTTGTCCAATTCGGGTAGATACATCCGTTACTAGTTGCATCGGTTTCGGTGGAACAACCGCTTTATTTAACAATCCAGAAGCCTTGTCCACAGCCGGGATCATTTTTTCCATCCCTACTCCAAGACCTTCTGTAATATATCCGCCGTACTCCATCATTAGACGCGAAGGAGATTTTATACCAAAGAAATTTTTAATTGCTTTTGGTATTCCGTCTACAACGCCTTTAGCTTTATCAACAACCCAGCCAGCCATAGATGTCATACCTTTACCAATACCAGCAATAATATCTTTCCCCCAGCTTACAGCGTCGTTTGCTATCCCCTTAACTATAGAACCAACTTTACCGAATACATCCCTTACTGTATCAACAATGCCGTCAAACGCTCCGACGATAGCTTTTTTAATTGCTGCAAAGTTACTTACTATGAAATCTCTAATAGCACCAACAACACTAAATATTGTGTTTTTTATCTTATTAAAGTTATCCACCACAAAGTTAACAAATGTCCGAACAGCAACTATTATTGTTTCTTTAATAAAATTCCATGCGGTTACAATAATAGACTTTACGATATCCATTACAGTCGTAATTGTGTTTTTTATAAAATGAAATGCTGTAACCACAAAATTCTTTATAGTCTCTAATACAGTGATAAAAACTGTTTTAATTACATTCCAAATCGTAGAAATAACCGTCTTTATTCCATTCATTACAGTTGTAATTATGCTATGAATTGCTTGAAACACACTACTTACAACTGATTTTAAGAAGTTTAATACAGTCGTAAAAATTGCCTTTATTCCATTCCACACTGTAGAAATGACGGTTTTTATCCCATTCATCACAGTCGTAATTATGCTGCGAATTGCTTGAAATGCACCACTTATAAATGTTTTCAAAAAGTTTAGCACCGTCGTAAAAACTGTTTTTATAATATCCCAGCCAATTTTAAAAATATTTTGCCATGTTTTAATAGCAGTAGAAATATAGCTTTTAATAAATTCTAAAGCAAACTTAACAACACTTTTTATTACGTTTAGCACTGTATTAAATATCGTTTTTATTAAATTCCAACCAATTTCAAATGTCTTTTTCCATATGTTGATATACATTGTAATTACAGTAGTAATTATTTTCCATGCCCCGCTAAGTATTTTATCTATAAACGATACCGCAGATTGGAATACTTTTTTTGTTCCTTCCCAAAAACTTGAGAAAAACTTTGACAAGCTATCCCATACTGACTTCGCAACTTTAACGATAGCATCCCAGGCTTTAGAACAAATATCACTGATCCATTGCACTGCCTGCTTTGTATATTTCACAATTGAATCCCAATTTTTATACAGCACATATACTAAAGCAACCATTGCAATTATCGCAAAACCCCATGGGCTTAATACTAATGAAAACATTGATTTTCCAAGACCAGTCAATATCTGTGCGAACTCACTAAAAACTTTAATTAGTTTTAAGGCATCTTTAATAATTGCCGTAATTGCACCCGGTATTTGCATTAATGTTTTAACTATATTTACAAGGCCACCAATGATTTCACTCGCCTTAGATATAAGACTAGAAACAGATTTGATTAACTCAACCGTTTGCTTCAACGATGGTATTACTACATTGGAAATCTTCACGACTTGTTGAGCGATAGGTTGAATAGTTCCAGCTAAACTCTTTGCATCTTTTTCAGTTAACCCCAGCATATCCTGTAGTTTTTTTTGAGAACCTTCCAAATCGGTAGCAAATTGTAAAGCTTTGCTATTGACTTGTTCTATCGGTTTTGTGACTTTATTTGAAATAGTGTCACCAAACGTTTGCATTTGCTTGCTAATATTCCCAAGAGAATCTGCTGATTTTTGGATTTTTTCTTGCATTGTATTAGAGGCTTTTTGCACTCTCTCTTCAAACTTTTCTACACCTTTATATGCCTGATCCGCTTTGTTACCAATCTTCCCAAAAACATTGGTCGCTCCGTTACCAAATTTTTGAATTTGGCCATTTATTTGATTAAGTACTTCTGCTGGTTTTTGAAATTTTTCTTGTATGTTCTTAGAAGCCTTTTGTAAACTTTCCTCAAACTTTGCTAAATCCTTATAAGCTTCATCTGCTTTAATTCCAATTGTACCGAACAACTGGAATACTTCTGTAAACATTCACTCCCCCCTTTCTAACTAGGAAGTTTTTTATTCCTGATCGTCTTCAAACTGAAACTCTGCAATCAGCTTATTTGCATGGTCGATACATTCCTCTTTGGACCAAACTTCCAAAGTCTCATTTTCTTCCCCATCCGACGTAGATTCCGTAAGTCCAAAAGCTTGCAAATAGTCATGAAAAGTTGTTCCTTCTTCTAATTGCCTTGTTTGAAATCCGATAAAGGCCATCTTTTTCCATTCATTTAATTCTTCTTGCTGCTCTTCCTGACTAATAAAAGAAAATAAGTCCATTAAACGAGAATACGGTATGGATAAGACATAATCATCTGTCCATCCATACCGTTTTTGGACTTTATCAAAAGCCCTTAGCATATTTTGCTCTGTTTCTTCTATGTATTTATTAGAACCATTTTCTACATTTCTTGTTTGTTCCACTTGAGACTTTGAGATTTGATTAGACCCTTGACCTGATTGAAAAAAGACATTAAATCTTCACTTTCTAATAATCCTTCAATAACTGCTACCATAGCTTCTGGTGGTAACTGATCAAATTCTTCACGCTTAATCTGTAATAGACTAGAGAAAAATTCTGAGAACTCATCTTCACATTCCGGAATCATAGACAATAATTGAAAGACAAACTCTAAACCCTTTTCTTTTTGTTGTTTTTCAATTTCATTTAACTGTTCTTGTTGCTCTTCATTCATTTGGGCCAATTTAATTTTTTCATCGATTTCATTCTTTTCTTTCCCAAACTCCATAAAATCAGTCATTGCATGACGACCAACTTTAGAAATAATCTTAGTAAAACGCCAAACATCTTTTACATTTAAACGTCTCATCTTCATCTTCTGACCTGAAATTGTAATTTCTGTACTATTATGCATCATTTTTTCTAGCATTGTTGTCATATTTAATATCTCCTTTTATGACCTAAAAATAAAACCTACAACTTATTTACTTGTTGTAGGTAATTTAGGTGCTTTTTTCTTTGGTAAATAAATTTCATAAGGGGGTGTATTAGGCGAACTTTCGCTATAATGACCAATAAATTTGCATTTAAGTCCTACAGTTCCTTTACCATCTTTTAAATCAATTTCTACAGAAGAAACAACCATTGCATTTCGGATAACAAAAATAACCGGAATATCACTTCCTGAAACTACACCTACTATTGCAATATCACTATAACTTGTGTCTTTAATTTCATTGGTTGGTTTTACAATGTTATAATCGTTATCAGTCGTACTATCTACATCTACGCCTGGTAGAGCTAACTCTAAATTTTCTTTCGTAAATTCTACAAGTGTAACCTCCATATGTGGTTCATCTTTTAATAGCCATTTTCCGCGAACTAGTTTTCCTAAAACACCATCAATATCAGCATCATAGTATTCTCTAGTAAACCCCACTTTACAGCCACCTGTAGTAGCTCCTAACATCTCACCTAGGTCTTTTACACTTTTAAAACCTTTATACATTACACCCGGTCCAATAACAAAATTATCAGTTGTACCCTCACGTACACCATTAATAAGCTTCCAACTCATTTTTTTCCCTCCTTAATATAATTCCATTCTTCCTACCCGTACAAGAAACTTAATACTAATATGAATAATTGATGGATCTTCATCCGGAACTGCAACACTGCCTGCTCGATGAATTGTAATAATACCAGAATCTCTTAACAATCCCGCTTCTCTGTCTAACAAAAGTTCTATTCGCCTTGAAATTACATCCGCTTTTTCATAATCACCTTGGCCACAATATATATCAAAAGTGAGGATCATCCGATCAATTACCTCTATATCATCCGGATTATTAGATTCAATTCTCATTACCGCATAAGGCATTTTCATATCTTTTTGTGCAGTTTGAAATGTAAGAGCGGGCTCTCCTTCATATTTCGATAGATTACTTTGCACAATTGTATCTTTCTCAATAATATTTCTGATTGTTGCAATCGCTTTTGTCGTCATTGTTCTCCTCCCAATGTCCTTTTTAATTCCCCACGCTCTTTTTCAAACGTTTTTAAGAAAAAAGGTCGGGCTTCTACAGTACTTGTACCATTTTCGACATACACTGCTCTTTTTAATTCACTTCCAATCGTTCCTACTACTTCGGTATCTGTACTATGTAAGCCATATTTAATGGAATCTTGTAATTCTCCCGTTCTAGAAGCAAATGTCTCTCCTGGTTTTGAAGCAATATATGTGCGACTCGATCGTGGAATTTTATACTTCACACCATTGTGACTACCTGATACTGTTTGTTTCATTTCTCGTTGCAGTTGATTGCAAGCACTTATAATTCTTTCTACCATTATTTTATTAAGTTGTTCTTTAACCTGTTCTAAATTACGTGTAACCATGAATTCCGATGTATTCGTCATTTTATTCCAACAACTCACAATACAATTCAATATGGTGATTTAAAAATGATGGATTTCTTGGTTCTCCTCTTACCTCAAATACATAATCATGAAAATAGATTACATCATTTGTGTGGATGTTATGTTCTGCAGAAGTATAAATTTTAAAATTCGGCTCAAAATTTTGTTTATTTCTTTTTAACCTTTCATTATCTACCGCTGTGTGTGTTGTTACACGACACTTCATTCTTTCATAAATAATGACAGGCTCTTCTTTAAAATTTCCTGCCGGCTGCTTTACCTTTTGATTCCTTTTCACAGTTACTTCATGTATATATAATTCTTCCATATCTAATGTTCACAGCCTATTCTTTCATTCATAATGCTATTAAAGGGTTTCTACTTCGGTATTTTTTTAATACTTTTAAAACCTTTTTATTTACAGTTTCCTCATCTAGCGATTCAATATTTATTTCATATGAATAATCTCCGATATTTGCTGATTTTTTCATATTTTCATATTGTAGATTTGTTCGAATTACCGCATAACACGTCATATCGATGATGCATTTTTTCATTAAAGTCAAAAGTCCATCATAATCTTGTATCGTATACTCAAATTCATATAATTGATTCTCACTTAAACCATATACAGTGCATCCATCAGAAAAAACTGAATTGGTAACTTCTTCCCCAGAACCAATATGGATTACCTTGATCAAATTTTCTACTCGAAAAGAAAGCCAAGCCAATTTACTTGTTCTAACTTTCTCTTTCATTGGGTTACTTGGCTTACCCCTCAAATAGTTTTTTGTAATCAATTCATATTGACTAATGAGATCCTGGATTACCGTATCGGGCATTCGTTGAACATTCACCCTGTTCTTTATGTCCTGTACAGTAATTTCCATCCTTCCACCTCTTTTACTTCTCTTTCTTTTTAACCTCTATACTATCTATTAACTTAAAATGTCCTGTACTCAGTAAATAGTTTGCTTTCTCATTTGCAACCTTTTCCTTCACTCCGTTAAAAAAAGTATAGCCATATGCAGTATATGTACCGCCTAATTTCAATTCTATAATCTTCATATGCAAATTACCTTACTTAATTTCCAAATTTATCAGGTATATTAGTAAGAATTGCTACTGCGTCCATTTCTTGAATAACTGCATCATCATCCAAATGAATAACATAGAATCGCTTATCTTCCATAACAGCAGATTTACCTTCTACAGTCTTACGAACTCGCGTGTCATACGTATTTACCGCAATAAAGTTTTTAGGATCTGCAAAAATAATTACATCATCTTGAATAGAAGGAACTGTGACAATCTCATACCCCAACGGCTTATTAACTTGATCCCCTGTACCTAATAACGCAGCATCGCCTAAGCCAGTTGAACGAGTTGTTAAATATTCAATCCATTTCTCTCTACGAGCAGGTGACATAATCCACTTTAAACCTTCATTTTTATATTTATTAGGCATTGCCTTAGATAAATTAAAGATTGAGTCTTTACTAAACCCAGCGCTAGCTTCAGCATCTCCCGTTCCCGTCACTAATTTAAAATGATCGACAATATGAGATTTACTTGATTGTTTAATTTGTTTTAACCAGCCATCATTAATTTGTAGAAATGGGTCCTCTGAAGTTACATCCCCATTCCAATGCAGGTCTTCAAGGTCAATACCTAACTGTGTTGACATTAATGTCATAACAGTATCTTCATATCCTTCACCTTCGATATTTTCTCGAAGTAGCTCCTCTGTTATCTCCCATGGTAAACGAATAGAAACTGTATCATATTCAACTTTCGACGTTTCTACACCTGCTCGATAGCCATCATCACTATTTTCCATTTTCCTACGTAAAATTCGACCACCGATTGCAATTTTATCTAATTCACCTTTTTTCGCTTTACGAATCTCTTTGCGATGCAATTGAGAAAATGGAGTTGCATCAAATACCATTCGGAAAAATTCTTTACTTTGTTCCGGATATAATAGCCCCGCTTTCATTCCTCCTGTTGTCATTGTACTCTTTTCAATTCGTTCAATACGTGCTAATAATTCTTTATTATTCATAGATTCATTTCTCCTTATCTTTATAGATCTAATCCTACCCATTTATTTACTGGTTTTCTCATCTCGTTTGTTGGTTTGGCATCAGCCCCAAGACTTTTACGAACTTGTGCTGATCGCTCAATTACTTCAAGTCTCTTTGAAATGGGGTCTATTACCTTCTGAATAAATTCACTTGTCTTTTTAGATTCTCTGTCATTTTCTAATTCATTAGTATCATGAGTTGATTCAAGTTCTTTATTTAACTGTTCTTCCAACTCCTGTAACCTCTCGAGAAAAGGACCCATTTCTCTCTTTACAATGTCTGCAATTTCATCTACATTTTGATCTGCGTTTTTTTGTAACTTATTTTCTTTAATTTGGTTCATCAAAGAAATCATTTCATCAAATTTTTTATCATTTTTCTTATATAAGATTTTGCCTACTTCATTTATGGAATTAATAGTAATATCTTCCGGCGAGAAATCTGTATCACCACCCTTCATTGTATTTAAAATGTCCTTCATTTCATCTAAGGTGGAAACCATCCGCTTAATATCTACATTTCCCTCCCAAATCCCAACATAAAATACATCTTCAAACAAATTAAATACCTTTTTCATCTTAGAGTTTTGTTTATTATTTAATGACTGATTATCCATCTCCTGAGTTTGTTCCTCGTCATACTGTGACTTAAAAAAACTAAACATCTTACGAATTACACCTTTCTCATCTTGTGTAAACTCATCCATTTGTGGCATCTCCATTCTTTCTCCAACCCCTCCCATCGAAAAGCCTGTGATTTTCCCTTTTTTGATTTCTTTCCATGTTTCACTATCGTCTACTCGAACAGTCATAAGCCATGTTCCTTTTTTAATATTTTGTTTTCCAACAACCGTATTATTTTTAGAAATCCAGCTTTCTACTACTGTTCCTTTTCCTGCCAACTCGTCATGGTTTTTATCTATGTATCTATATTTCTCTAAAAAATTATAAGCCGCTCTTTCAATTTCCTCAGCCGTCATGATATCACCATGTGCATCTTCTATATTGGGTTCATAAACAACCCCTGTTACAAGTTGTTTTTCATCTTCCCTCTTTAAAATAGGAACATTTTTCAAAACATTAGAGCCATTCATGTTCATACCCTTCATAATTGCAAATGGCCTACCATTAGCCCCCTTTGTTACTAATGAAACATAACTAATTTCTACATTTTTCAATTCATTTGGCATAATATATTCCTACTTTCTAGCAAGACTACTAAATCGAATTTGAATCTTCATTTAAAAATTTATCTCCTTCTAGAACTGGTTCGTATCCAATGACCTTTCGGCATTCATTTCTTGTTAATATACTCTTTTCGTATCCATCTATTGCATATTGCATATCACTCGCTCGATCATCTGTATCAATTTCATTTAATTGAAACTGCCAGTCCAATTCCCCTAATGTCCCTGTAAACTCTTTAAATAATTGTGTATTTAATCGATGTTCTAAAATTTGTTGACCTGGTTCAATAATTGATCGTTTATACATTTCATTCATTTCTTTTGCTGTCGTCTGCCCAAGTGATCCTGTCATAGCCCAACCAATTCTATATGGTGGCACCCGATGAGCTACACAAATTTCCATAGCATTATCTTGACGATATAAACGAAAGCTCGCTTCTTTGACATCAGGCCCTAATTTCTCTAAGCGAGCTTTTGCTCCTTCAGGGACAGGAACAACTGCTAACTTATGATGTTCTCCTTTTGTTTCAACAGAGAAAAATGTTTTTAATTCTCTTTCAACTGAATCATCTATTTCATCAACACCCTCAACAAACAAAACAGCATCTGGAATTGTTTTACCAGTGAAATAATTAATATTGTAATCTCTTACAGCTTGTGATCCTACAATGGAACCAATAGAACTCACATAATCGGGAATACCATAGTATGATGATCTAGAACCAAATTTACGAATTACAATAACTTCACCAGCTTTTTCTTCAGTGTCTAATAACGAGTTTTCATCTAAGCTATCACTAATCGTTTCTCCATCTACTAACCTAAAATCATATGGATAACTAAATCGTTTAAACCATCTCTCCTCATTATTTACAATTTGCGCAAATCGAATCTTATCTTTATGCGCACGTACCGTATGTGCAGGAATATGGTGAAGCTGCGCTGGTTCTCCTTTCAAATCACGAACAACCTCTATAATTCCCCAACCTACAGTTTCATAATCCTCCCAAACTGCCCTAAGTATTTCGCTACTTGTCATTTCATTGTTGCAATATCTCATAAAACGCTTTAATTCTTTATATTGTTCTTGATTTGCCTCTGTCACTTCATCTAGCGGTGCAAAATCAAATCCCATACCAGCAATATCATTTACTTTTGCACTAATACATGCCGAGTGAATAGGGTTACTTTCTCTCAAATTTAATAATACTTGCATATCATATGGAGGCTTTACTAGTTCTTTATCACCGTACACTTGTGCAAACGGATCAATTGCCATTTGTTTACTTTGAAGTTCCTCATTATGTAAAGTCATCTCACGACTTTGTAATTTAAGTACTTTCACATTCTTAATTGCTTTTTTCTCAACCATAAAACCTATGCCTCCTTTCATATACAAATCATTTATTCAATGTTTTTCATAAAAACTTTACCAATATAAAAAAGCTGAACATGTAATGTTCAGCTAAACTCTTTTTATTTTTCCACCCATTACTTTTTTTTGCTTAGTAAAAAAGTATTCTAAGGCTTGTGACGTTGTATCTACTTGATCATTATGTTTACCAGATGGGAAAGAAGCTAATTCATCTACATAATCATATACCCAAGATTGTATTTTAGGATTAGGTATATATACATTTCCAGATTGAAATTCAGGGGATATCGCCTCAGCACGTGTTTCTTTTGAACCCTGTGGATTTATAGGGATGATTCCACTTATTTCATTCTTTAATGAACTAATAATGGCAGGGCCATTTGCTTTTTTTTCAACTAATTTCGGAATGGACTTTTTAAACCCAGAATTCCGAAGAATCGACTCATATTTATGATGAAAAACAACAAATGCTTTCTTTGTTTCTAGGAAATTCATTTGCGCCCTCACTTGATCAATTAAATATTTGTCTCCATCTACTTTTCCCCAAATCTGTCCAACCACAAATGAACTTTTATTTGTAGTGTTATCAAAAGCCATATCCCAGGAAGTAATAATTTGATCAAATTGTTCCCAATTTGGTAATACATCATAATATTGAAACCAGTTTCTTTTAAAAATATTCCCTATATCACTTGATGGTTTTTGTTGCCATAAAGATAACCATGAGCGTGCAGAGGAAAACTTCTTTTTATCTTCATAATAATTTTGGCCATAGTGTTCAACCCATAAGCCTCTTCCTATTACTCTGTTTAATGGATCATCCTTTGACTCTGCTATAGCAGGAATTGATAACACAGTCCATTTCTCCTGTTCTTTCTCTAACAATCTACCAGCTAAATCGTCCTCATGCCATCGCGTCAAAATTAGAATTACCTTTGCACCTTTTTGTAAACGTGTAGATAAAGTATCTTCCCATTCATCCCATAGTCGATTTCGGTATGTAATTGATTCAGCCTCTTGGCGATTTTTAATAGGGTCATCAATAATTAATAAATCTGCTCCTTCCCCTGTAATCGAACCACCAACTCCTACAGACAACATTCCACCAGAGTGGTTATGTAGTGCCCAATCTGTTACTGAACCTTGTCGTTCATCAATTCTAATGTTAAATATTTCTTTACCAAACTCTTCAATCTTAGCACGATTTCTTCTACCAAACTTTTCAGCTAAACTTGATGCATAAGATACCTCTATAACTCTCTTATTTGGATACTTTCCTAAATACCAACTTGGCAATGTTTCTGTTATAGACTGTGATTTTGAATGCCTAGGTGGCATAAACACCATTAATCTATTAGTCGATAATTTCTCTTCAATTAAATCTTGGCAAATCTTTGTTATTAATTTTGTGTGTTTTGCATGTTTATAGAATCCCTTATGTGTATACTGAACATAGAAAGGGGTAGTTCACTTTTGCCAATTCTTTAAATGTATTTTCATCTATTAACTTATGCACATTCATCCGTGTCATGATTGTAATTCTCCTCCTTGAACTTTTTCAAATAATTTCATAGCTAAATCAAGCATTTCCTCATCACACCCAATTTTCATGGCCATTTTATTATGCTCTACTTTCATTTCTCCTGAATGATTTACGTTTGCTTGCAATTGATCTTTCCTTCCCCATTTAGTTGGGAATTTTCGTTCTAATCTCCATGCTGCTGCTTTCCAATTAGATTTTGCATGCTCCCCGATTGTCTCAACGTCTCTCGCCTCACTAAATGCTAATGCCTGATCAATTTCCATGACTAACTTCACATAAATCTTATCTTTTCTCGGTACTACTTCACCTGTCTTTTCACTCGTTTCAATTGCTCTACGCCCTTGTTTTAACCAAACATAAACTATACTTCTACTAATTCCAACTAACGCACATGCGGTTTCAATATAATTCCCTACTTTAATATATTGGGTCAACCTATTTATCAGCTCATCATTCAATTTCATTGGTCGTGCCACTAGCAGTCCCTCCCGTTTTAGCTCATCATTTGTACTTCTTTTTCTAAACACTCAATACATATTGTTGTTATATTTTCGTCAACTACCTCACGAATAAACATTTGTTCACAATACTGAATTGTGATTGGAAATTTCAAAACCCACAAACATTTTTCAAGGCAAATTGAACATATTGGCATTATGTCTATATCTTGTTCTAACATCTAATCGCATCCTTCTGTAGTTTTTCATGTACTACTGCCTATTTTGTAGTAAATAAAAAGATGCCGTCATTTTTAAAATCTCTCATTTAATTTATAGATATCCTTTGGGTCACTCATTCTTTTTGCTAGTATCCATTCTTCATTTTTTATATTTCATTTAAACTTATTTTATTACTCTCTATTTATAGGTGGCACTATGGTGACAAGAATGTGTTTGTAAATAAGAAAAAGCCTTAACTACTTTCGCAGAAAAGACTTTTTCTTACTTGTTTAGCAATTTTTATTTCAGATCTATATAGAATCGTTTTAATTGTGCTTCTTGAAACATTCAAATATTTAGCAATTTTCTCTTGTGTAATGCCTCTTCCTCTTGACATGATATATATTTCTCTTTCATATTTTGTCAAAGTAGAGAGCGCATCTTCTAGTTTTATTCTTTCCCATTCTGAAATGACACTTTCTTTGTTTTCATCATCCCATTCATATGTTGTATCAGTACTACGAAAATATCTTTGCATTAACAAGGAATCATATGATTTTTCTCGTTGGTAAGCAGCTCTACGTTCTATTCCCCGGCGATTACCCGGCATCTTTGCATTCTTCATCCACTCCAAAGCATATGTGACATCACTAATCATACTCGTTAATATTTTAATTTCTTCTTCTTTTGCACTTATTTTGGCACGCTCTAACTTACATAAAGTTTCCTTATATTGGATAATTAAATCTCGCATATACTATTCCCACCCTTATAACAAAGCAAAATTGTTAAAAATAGAGACCATCTAAATCTACACTTAATTTCCATTTATTTTTTCTCACCAAAAACTAAAATTATTTTTAAAAAATCTTCCTTAATACTATTTATCATTGCTACTTTGTACTTATATGATATATGTATATAACGATTCGTTTTTATCTCTTTTTCATCATTTTTTTACATAAAAATAACCACCTGCTTGTTTACACAGGTGGTTATAATCCATATTAAAAACTTATTCATTATTAGTAATCTTTACACTCCTCAACCTCAATCCCTAATGCATATGCATAGTTGTAAAAAGCAGTATTTCTTTTTCTATAATAATCTCCCTCGGATAAATTCAACTCTTTCATAACCTCATATCTATTAACTCGATTCTTTAACAAATATTTTTGAATAATTATTCTATCACTTTCAATATCTAGCTTTTCTAACCCTTTGTTCATCGCAATAATATAATTGATCCGCTCTTCTTTCGCATTTTCTTTTAATATATTTTCTTTTGAGAGTATCGTTTCGTTAAGATAATTACACTTCATAAATAATCTGTATTTCTTTATAGCTTTCAGTACATTTTCTTTTGTAGCTTCTTTATTTAATACTGGTAATTCTATATTTAACATGTTAAGCCCCTTTCTTATCATTTATCCTTAACCATAATTTAAATTTCATATATTAATTTGCTACTAAGGCTTACATTCTTTATGTATTATTTCATATATTGTATTGCTAACATTTATTTTCTTATCCTTATGATTTTTGATTAATTTTATTAACTCATCACTATTTAATTCGTACAATTGTTTATCCTTATATTTGTAAATTCCATTTTCAATAAGTTGATTAATTAAAAATAACTTCATCTTGCCACACCACCATATCTTCAACGAAAAATTGAATCTCAATATCTTTTGAATTATAATAACAAATTGCGCCCCCATTAATTGGAACACATCCTACTACAATTTGAGATTCACTTCCACTTTTTACAATAGCCACTTTATACAATTTATTATCTCTTTCAATTACATCACCGAGTCTAAATTCATCTATTTTACGCCCTTTGATAGCGAATAATTTTGCCCGTTCAAATAATAATTTTTCACTTTTTTCAGCTTTCCTAATTTTTAATTTCGTACGCTTTTCAAAATGACCATAATTATTAGAAAACTCCTCTCCATTAATCCAGAACCAACTACCATGCTTTATTTCTTTTTCATTTTCTTTACAATATTCAACGATAAATTTTTCACTATTTTCATTTTCAATATACAATAGTTCTCCTTTTCGAATAGTTTCTCTACAATCTATAAATTCGTTCTCAAAAAAGAAATTAATTTGTTGATAGCTTTCTTTTTTACCTAAATAATCAGCAATCACTCTTTCACCTTCTATTTTCCAACACATCGGTGTCTCTTGTACTGTTGTAATCCAATTTGTTTTCATTCGTTTAATTGCTTCAAATCCTTTATATGTTCTCATTTTCAAGATGCCTCCATTTAATTATTTAAAACATATTAAATAAACTTAAAAACTACTTTCAATGTACATACGTGTAATTTCTGATCAAATGCTCTTTCCATTCCTCATATTCTTTCTTAACTTCCGAATCACTTCACTTACTCGCTAATTAAAAGAACCAATTCATACAGTACAAATTTCTTGAACAATATGTTTTTATCTGAATATATATTTCCTACACCATATATATTCTTTTCTTAAAAAGGTAATTTTCTCTTACGCTTATCTCTTGTTTTTTTAAATTCCATGTGTCGATATGTATTAAACATACGAGATGTAACTCTTTCATCGTACGCTTTTATAATTGCCTCACCTGTTAAATTCGTTGTGATAATTGTTTTTTTCCCTTGGCGTCCATCAAATAGTTTAAATAACACACGATTTACAAATGCTGTTGCTTTTAAATCATTAATATCCATATCCCCTAGCTCTGCTCCTAGATCATCAATGACTAATAAATCCATAGAAATTAGCATATTTGTTATGCTATGCTCTGTTTCACATGATTGCGTATTAAATGTCGAACGTATGTAATCAAAGAGTTCTGAACTTGTAACATACATAACTTTATTCGAACTTTGTTCATTCATTTCATGCGCTATAGAGTATGCAATATGACTTTTTCCAGCTCCAACTTTACCCACGAGAATCAAATTAAATCGAATATCATTTAAATAGTCTGTAAGAGCCTTTTTAGCTAAAATTAAATTGTTTTCATCCTCTTCACACTCTGATATAAATGTCGAAAATCTAGCTAATTTAATAGTTTCATCTTTAATAAGACTATGATCGTAAAATATACTTTTACGTTTTCTTTCCTCTTTTTCATAACGAAAAACATTCATTTCTTTTTCTAACCTTCTATTTTCTTCTTCTAAACGACATACTGGACAAATCGTTTCACCCTGAATCTCCATCAATCTTACCATTCGCTTTCTCTCCTGCTTACATATCAGACATGTATCAGAAAGGAAGTTCATTCTCTTCGAAAGACTTTGTACTATATCTGTTACCTTTGTTAAAGCCATTTAATTTCACCATCTTTCTCTGTTGCAAATATCCCTCAAATTTAGTTCCAAATAAGGTTTCTGGTCTTAAATATTTTGCTTGTTCTGTATAAAGCCATTCTTTCGCCTTGGTCTCAATAACTTCTTTAAATTCATTTATATTAAATCCCTCTTGTAGTCTAGATTTAATTAACATTTGTGTCTTTTTAGTTGAAATACGATAACTTGTATTACATACACTGTTGAGATAATTAATTATCTCTACTATATCTTTTTGAGTGGTATTCTCTGTGTTAATCTTTTGTGTAGTCTCTGGTATTGGTTGAGACATATTATCATTTTCCATCATGACAATATGTTCTTTTCGTCGAGACAATTTGTCACAATCGTTATCTATTTCTAATTCAACTAGTCTGTTATAATTTATTGAATACCATTTTGTTTTATCAAACTTTAATTTGTTATAGTTACCACTTATCAATAAGTTAAACTCTTCAAGATTTTTAACAATACGTTTCAACGTTCTTTCATTCCAAAACGGGAATTGTTTATGCCAATTTGTAATGCTATTATAGACCCAATAACGATCATCATAATAATGTTTCGAGCGCTTGAGCCAATAATGTATTTGTTGAAGAAAAATTGCCTCGTTCAACCCAATCTTACTTGCTAATCGAGGTAATACTAATAGTGGCTCATCCTGTATTAGCAAACTACTCATTTTATCTTCCTCCATAACTTTTTCTTAAAATCAATATATTAAACTTCTTATATATTAAAGGTTTGATTCTCCAAAACTTTTAAATTTCCCAACCTATTAATATTTGTATAGCCTGATTAGCTTGCTTCCTTGTAAGATCACTCAGTGATTGAATTTTAAGTTTTTCTTTTAATTTATTTTTGATTTTTTCTTTTGATATTACTCCATCATCTTTCAATGCTATTATATGCATTTTGGCATAAATCATTTTTAACTGTTTATTCGAAAGTTTTTCCGATTCAAAACAACTAGTATTACTAAATTCTTCATTTTCATTAGTACTCTTGCTGACATATCCTGGTTTTTTTGTCACTTTAAAAACCATGTTTAATCCTCCTCCCTACAATAGACTTTCCTATAAGATTTGTTTTTTAAGACGATAGTCTTTCTTTTCTTACACCTCATTCTCTGTTAGCCAATTTAATAAAAATGCCTTCGTTTCTTTAGCCGTAAAATACCATTTTCCGCCCACTTTAAATTTTTGAAAACGCTGATCAAAAAAAGAATTCTTTTTGAATAGTCTTTCACGACATGCACGTTCTTTTTTTTAATTCACTTGTATCCCAAAATACAAATTCTGCATCTACTTCTTTAAGCTATTCTTCTAATTTTTCTAAATATAATCTTCTGATCGCTCTTTCATCTACTTGAATATTTAGCATTCTATATTTCACATCAATTTTTATATACCAAATACACTTTAGCGTTTCATTTTTTGAATCTCTTTCCTTCTTTTCTAATTTAAACCCTATATATAAAGTAACTTTAATAGTAGGATTGTTAGATATTTTGTTTAAAATAACCCCAAAAACATCCTATAATCCAGATATAAATACGTGCATTTTTGTCACAAATTATTTAAAAAAAGATCTGGGAACAACTCTTCTATAGATTTCTCTAAATAGCACGATAACATATGTGCCTCTTTCAGAGTGAATTCACTTTTATTATGTTCTTTTGCCCAATATGTACGTGGAGAAACATTAAGAAAATCAGCAACTTCTTCAATAGTTTTTCTCTTTAATTTTCTTTCTAAAAATATCATCTTGTGCAT